CCTCGTTTCAGGAGAATTTTGTTTGCTCCGCAATTTCATGCGAGTTTCTTCTGATCGCTTGGCCCCGAGCGAATTTTTGTTGCCCATCATGGCTATGCTTTGTTTGGCGCGCGTTGTGGCGGATCTGGTGAACCCAGCAGCACCTTCGCCGCCATCAGTCGCATTCACGAGAGGCCCATTTTTGCCGCGCCCTATGGCCGCAATAAAGGCTACTTCGATGGCAAAAGCATCACTTTCCGACAGACCATCGCGTAGTTTTATTCTCGGTATTTCTAATCCGAGGAGCTTGGCCTTTTTGATGATGTTAACAAGGTGACGATTAGGGTGTTTTCTGTTTGGCCGTTCATGCTCCAGCCATCTCCTGCCCTTCCCCTTCCCGACGTAAAATGGAAGGCCGTTCCAAGGACGGAAAAGGACATAGACGTAGAACTCATTCATGGGAGTCTCCCTTGCGCTCCGGCCGACAAAGCCCGAACGCGGTTAGGGGTCACTTTTCAGCGACACCGGGCGCAAGGAAGTGGTGGATTTGGTGCCGCGTTCTAGAATCGCGTTTGTCGCCGCGAATGCCAACAATCTAGGATAAAAACGCCCCTTTGTAAACGGCGCAGGGGCATGTTATCCGAATAATTAGCCATTCACCGAATCGGCACTCTATGCCGTGACGCGGTCTGTCCGCTCTAAAGGAGAACTGAAATCATGGGTTCAATCCCGGCGAGCGATCTGGTCCAAATAAATCCAAACGTCTTGTCTGCGGGCGGCTCCGCCCTCGACATGATCGGGGTTATTCTGACGCAGAACACACGGGTTCCGATCGGGCCTCCGGTTCAGTTTGCCAGCGCGTTTGACGTGTCGGATTACTTCGGCGCGGCCGCTATCGAAACGACTGCGGCGAACGGATACTTCGCCGGTTACGACGGTTCCCCGCTCAAGCCGGGGGCTGTATGGTACTCCCAATACAACGGCGCCAACGCGGTTGCGGCCTACCTGCGCGGTGCCGACATCGGGGCGCTCGGCCTGACGTATATTCAGGGATACTCGTCCGGATCGCTCACCGTCGTTATGGACGGCTATACGCACACCGCTGCGGCCATCAACCTTTCCGGTTCAACGAGTTTCTCGAACGCGGCGTCGATTATCCAGTCCGCGCTTGACGCCAGCGAGCCGACCGAGGCCAGTTTTACGAGTGCTCTTGGCGCAGCGATTACCGCATCAATGGGCAGTAGCTGCACCACCAGCACCACGACCGGCACCACACTCACGCTGGGCGCCCTAGCGTCCGGCTACCTCTCGGCCGGCGACCTCGTCTCTGGCACTGACGCCACCAACTCGCTCCCTGCCGGTTGCTACATCATAAAGCAGCTCACCGGCACGCTTGGCGGTTCTACCGGGGCTACCTTCCAACTCAGTGCCGCGGCAACCCCCGGCAACCTGACGAGCTGCACGGTCACCGGCACTTCGAGCATCATGGATGCCACGGTTGATACCGGGTATATCTCGGTCGGGGATACCATCACCGGCACAACGGTCCCCACTAACACTACGGTCGTCTCACAGTTGACAGGGACCACCGGCGGGGTCGGAACCTACCAACTGAGTTGCACCGCACAGGGCATCGCCAGCGAGGCAATGCTGTCATTGTCCACAGTGCTTGACGTCACGGTCTGTGCGACACCGAACATTGCTGTTGGCCAGACGCTTGTCGGCTCCAGCGTCATTGGGTCCCCCGTCATAACGTCGCAGGTCAGCGGTACGGTTGGCGGCGTCGGTTTTTATACCATTAGCGGTTCGCAGCAGCACGTCGTTAGCGAATCCATGACCGGCGCGGCCACGGCTCCCGTCGTGAGCTACGATTCGGTAAGCGGTGGGTTCGTTGTCACCTCCGGCATCACCGGGGTGCCGTCGACTGCGGCTTTCGCAACCGGGACGCTGGCGCCGACGCTTCTCCTGACCTCCGCCACCGGGGCCTTGCTCAGCCAAGGCGCTGCGCCAACTACGCCATCAGCCTTCATGTCGGCGCTTGCGGCATCGACGACCGACTGGGCCACCTTTATGACCGTCTTCGATCCGGATGGCGGTTCCGGCAATACGCAAAAACTCGCCTTCTCGGCGTGGACGGGTCTTCAGAACGACCGCTTTGCATACGTCGGATGGGACACCGATGTCACTCCGACGCTCAGCCTCCCGGCGGCTGGAAGTTGGGGCTATCTGCTAGGGCAGTCGAATACATCGGGATCCTGGTGCGAATGGGTTCCGAGTCTGGCGCAGGGCGTCGCCAAGGCGGCTGCGATCTGCGGCTTCGTGGCTTCGATCGACTTCAGCCGGACCAATGGGCGCATTACCTTTGCCTTCCGCTCACAGTCCGGTCTTATCGCGGACGTCACCAACCAGACGATCGCGCACAACCTCGGCGGCAATCCGCAGTCGATTGGCGACCGTGGTAACGGCTACAACTTCTATGGTGCCTATGCGACCGCAAACGAGAACTTCATCTTCTTCAACCGTGGCTTCGTCTCCGGACCGTTTGAGTGGTTCGACAGTTACATCAACCAGATCCAACTCAATGCCGCGCTGCAACTTGCGCTCATCGAGCTTCTCGTCAACGTCGGATCGATTCCTTACAACCGGCAAGGCTACCTGCTGATCGATGCGGCTTGCACCGATCCGATCCAGGCGGCGCTCAACTTCGGCACGATCCGCACCGGTGTAAATCTATCGAACGCGCAGATCGCGGAGATCAACAACGCCGTTCCTGCCGGCATCGACGCCGCGACGGCAGTCGAGAACTACGGCTATTATCTCTTGATCCAGGATGCGTCCGCGATCGTTCGCGCCGCGCGAGCATCGCCGCCCTGCACACTGTTTTACGCCGACGGCCAGTCGATTCAGGCGATCACGCTGGCGTCAATTTCTGTCCAATGAGGAGTAGGTATGCGTGCTGCCCAGAGAAAGCGTCGAGCACAAGCAAAGGTATCCGCCGAGACTCGTGCCAAAACAATCCAAAGCATAACGGAATGGCACGCGCGTCGTGTCGCCTTACTAGAAGGATAGCCGCCGATGACCTCGATCACTTCCGCCAATGCCACGTTGATGCTGACGATCGGGGTTATCTTCCCGACGCCGACGCAAATCCAAGACTTCGCCGTCGATGATGTCACTGATGTCGACGAGCTTGTGAGCGCGCAGACGATGCGTGGTGTCGACGGCATTCTAACTGGCGGGTTTGTCTTCCCCGACATCAAGCAGTCGATCATGCTGATGGCCGACTCGCCGTCGATCGCCATCTTCGACCAGTGGTACAACGCGCAGGTCGCTAATACGACGACCTACACGGCAAACGCCATCTTGGTCTTCGACGTCGGAAAAAAGTGGACCTTCACAAAGGGGTTTCTCACGGGCTACAAGCCAATCCCGGCGGCCAAGAAGCTGCTGCAGCCGCAGCGTTTCAACATCGAGTGGGAGAGCGTCGTCTCGGCCCCGTCGTCGGTCTGATCCCCGCGCGAGCCTCCCGGCCGTGCGTAATTCTAAAAGGAGGCGGCGTTGTCGAGGAATACCAAACATTTCACTGTAACGGATTCCGGTCGAGATCAGGGCAAAATGTTCCTGCTCACCGAGATGGCCGCCTTCCCAGCGGCCTCGTGGGCAATCAGAGCTGGCCTAGCACTCGCCAAGGCCGGGTTTGTTATCTCAGACGATGTTGTCAAGCGCGGGTGGGAATCTCTCGCCGTCGCAGGTTTTAACGCACTCGCCGGGATGCAATACGCCGAACTTAAACCGCTGCTCGACGAGATGGTCGACTGCGTGCAAATCATCCGCGATCATAAAAAGTCAGACTTTGCTCAACCGCTCATGGAGAACGACGTCGAGGAGGTCATGACTGTATTCCGGCTCTATCGAGAGGTCTGGGATTTGCACACAGTTTTTTTATTGGCCGCAATGAAGTCGAAATCGACCTCGACCTCGGAGACTTCGGAGGCGGCGCCAGTCTCGCAAAATACCCAAACGTCCCACCGGCCATCGGTGCAGTGATCTCGGCGGGGAAGGCGACGCTGCACGAACTGAGCACGGTCTACGGCACTGAGGACCTCTATCTTCTTTTGGAAATAATTGTCATTGACGCCTACAATAGAAGGCTTTTGAGCAGAAAAGAGGACCCGCAATAAATGCGTAGCCGCGAGGAAAAATTAGAGGCGACAAGGAAGTGGCGCGATGCCAATCGCGAGAGAACGCAAGAGTATGGGAAAATATGGGTAAAAGCCAACCCGGATAAGGTGCGCGTAAATCTCAAAACTTATCAAAAAAAACATCGAAAGGAAATTAACGCATGGGCTCGACTATATTATGCTGCTAATTCGGAGCAAAGGTTAGCGAACTCGCGCGCTTGGCAAAACCGAAATCCTGATAAATGTCTGGCCTATGTGCGTAATAGAAAGGCTAGGATTCGACAGGCAGAAGGAACGCATAGCGGGGAAGAAATAAAAAGTCTTTTTGTGAAACAGGGCGGTCGTTGCGCTATCTGTTGCACCTCCATACACAAAGGATATCACGCCGACCACATCACCCCGCTTATAGCTGGAGGAACAAATTGGATTAGAAATATCCAACTTCTTTGCGCGCCATGCAATTTAACTAAAGGGCCAAAAGACCCGATTGTGTGGGCCAGAGAAAATGGAAGGCTGCTCTGATGGCAACAAATCTTTTGGACGAATTTGTCGTCAGCATCGGCCTCGATCCGAGCGCCTATACCAAAGGCGAACGGGAGGCCACCGACGCATTCAACAAGACAAAGGATGCCGCGGTAAAGAGTGGCAAGGAGATCGAGGAACGGTCGAAGTCGACGGCCGAGATGTTCGGCAAGCTCCGCAATCAAGTTGTTGCTCTGTTCGCGGTGTTCACCGGCGGTGTCGGGCTGAAAGAGTTTGTCTCGACGATGACTGCGGCCGACGCCGCCACTGGGCGATTGGCGACCACGTTGGGGATTTCGGTCGGGAAACTGAGCACTTACGAGGGCGCGTGGAAATTGGCCGGCGGTACGGCGCAGGGTGCGGCCAACGCCATCACGTCGATGGCCGATAAATTGCAGGAGTTTCTCAGCAGCGGCAGTTCTGATCTTCCCGGCATTTTCACTGTGCTTCAGCGCGAGGGCGGCAAATTCATTGATGTGAACAAGCCGGTTCCGAAGCTGATAGACGACATAGCCGAGGCTCTGGCCAAGATGGCCGAGAAGAACCCGGAACGAGCAACTTTCTATGCCAAGAAATTTCCTGGCATGGCGGAGTTGATGCCGATTCTTGCTCTCAAAGATGGTTATGAGAAATTTCTGGCGCTCAAGAAAGAAGCTGACCAATATAAGACGCGACCGGAGGATACTGAGGCCGCCGCTAGGTTACTGCTCCTCTGGGACAGGCTGGACATGAGATGGCGACGTGTTGGCGAGATGTTGTACACGAGTCTGGAGCCAGCCCTTGAAGCTATCGGGGTGGATCTGCTTGCATTGGCAGATTGGGCCATCGCCAACCCCGATACAGTCAAGCTCGTGTTTGAGGGGATCACTGCGGCTGTCGTCGCGCTCGGCGCTGCCATTACGGTAAATATCATTGGTTCAAACGTCATAGGCGCGTTCAAACTTCTGACTGGGGCGGTCAGGGGCCTTGCCATTGGATTCGGACTTCTCGATGTCGCTGCTGCTCCATGGCTCGCAGCCGCTACTTTGATGGCTGCTGCGGTACTCGCCATCTACGAAAACTGGGAACCCATCAAGGCGTGGTGGAAGGATTTGTGGTCTGGGATGGGAAAAGTTCTTGATGATTATGAGGCTAGTCATCCGTGGATAAAGCCCCTTAGGGACGTTGGCGATTTTCTAAACAAGGATAGGGGTGGTGCCATATTTGGCAAGGACTACGATGCTTGGAAAGCCGGCACGCAAGATGCAGGCGGTAATAAGACCGGAGCAGCGGCGGGTGCGCCAGCAGGCGCGGGTGCAGGCGCAGGTAGTGGCAGTGCTGGCACAGGCGCTGGTGGTGGCGCAGCGAGCGCGCCTGGGTCTCCCACTTCTCCGCGCGGTGCAACTTCGCCGTCTGAGACCGAAGCCTACATCCGCCAAGCTGCGATCGCGCGCGGCATTGATCCAAACATCGCCGTCCGTGTCGCCAAGAGCGAGGGGCTCAACAGTTATGTGGGAGATCGCGGAACGTCGTTCGGGCCATTCCAGCTTCACTACAAGAACAACATCCCTGGCCTGAGCCTCGGCGGCTTGGGAGACGTATTCACTAAGCAGACCGGCCTCAATGCACGCGACCCATCGACGACGCGCCAGCAGATAGACTTTGCCCTCGATCAGGCCGCCAAGGGCGGTTGGGGGCCGTGGCATGGATGGCACGGCGCACCGAACGCCGGGATAGGAAGGCGACCAGCACCTGCGGCCGCCGCTGCAACACTGGCGCCTCCGAGTGTGTGGGACAAGGTCGCCGCACAGCCATCTCTCGCCACCGCAGCTCAGTCCGCCGCGACGCAGGGCGATGTCTGGAACGACAATCGCAGCACGGCGGCAACGAACAGCACGACCAACCACGAGGTGAACATCAACGGACCAACTAACATTCATACGCAGGCCACCGATGCTGCTGGCGTTGCTAGGGATTGGATCGGATCGGTAATGCGCGCGCATAAGTTCGCCTCGGGTAATTATGGGACGCAGGGGCCGTGACAGATTTTCCAAACGTCCCCAACGTAGCTGGAGTCCCGGCTCTCGCGATTGATCCGAACGCTGCGGTTCAGAGCATCGTTCTGCTGACGGAAGACGCCGCGGTATCGTTCGGTGCTCCGCTCGACGAGCAATGGGGAATCTTTCTCAACGGAGCGCCGGTCGTTCAAGCCGACTGCGTGACCAGTTTTTCCTACAAGCAGGACTGGGCGATTGCCGACTATCCGGTCGAACAGGGAGGGTTTGAGTCCTACGACAAGGTCGAACGGCCGTTCGATGTGCGCGTGAGATACTCGGCGGGCGGCGACGATGCCAACCGTCAGGCTCTCCTCGACTCGATAGCCGCCATTGCCGATGACTTGAATTTCTACGACGTTGCCACGCCGGAGACGACTTACAGCAGCGCCAACGTACAGCACTACGATTACGCGCGGACTAACAACAACGGTGTTGGGCTTTTGACCGTCGATGTGTGGCTTCTCGAAGTTCGCCAGACCGGAACGGCCAGCACTTCCGGCAGTGTCACAAACCCGCAGGACGCTTCGGCCACGAGTCCCGTCGCTGATGGGACGGTGCAGTCGACCCCGGTCACGCAGCAGCAAACAAACAACATGACCCAGTGGAGCGACTTCGACCAGAACATCACTGGTGGTGCAAATTCGCCGGCTGCAGGTGGAATCGGCACCTACGATAATAATCAGAGTTATGGGAACTGGCCTAGCTCCGGCGGCGGGGATTGACATGCCCCTCGTGGTCCCACTCCAGCCAGTTCCGTTCCAGACCGTCGCGGTCACGCTCAACAATCAGAGCGTTCAGCTTGATGTCTACACGCTGCAGGCCAGCGCGCTCGCGGCCGTTGTTGGCACCGCACTGCTCGAGCCGCCGCCGCTTTTTATGGACGTGCTGGTCAACAACCAGCCGATCATTGGCGGCGTGATTTGCCAGAATCTAAATAGAATCGTGCGGAGCCTTTACCTCGGCTTCATCGGCGACTTTACGTTTCTCGATAACAGCGGCAATGGTCTCGATCCATCTTATGCCGGTCTCGGATCAATCTTCAGCCTCATCTATCTGTTTCCGTCCGATCTCAACCCGCTGCCGACTGGGGGTCTGTGATATGGCCCTTGTTCAACGTCTCCTCAATATCACCTTCGGCCTCGTCAGTGGCACATTCGCCGCCGGGGGCAACTCGTTGACGCTCTCGGGTCTTCGTATCCATGCGGACGTGCAAATTCCTGGTGGCAGCGACATGAGCAAGTTGCAGGCCGAAGTTTACGGCATGACGCTGAGTCACATGAGCGATCTGATGACCTATGGTGCGATCGCGGCAAACTCTGGCAAGAATACTGTGACGCTGATGGCCGGCGATGCAGTGTCTGGGATGCATCAAGTGTTTGCTGGAAACCTCACAAACGCATGGGGCGATTTCCAGGGGATGCCGGACGTTCCGTTCCACGTCTTAGGCAACGGGCCGATGAACGCGGCAGTTGCTTCGATCCCGCCGACGACCAAGAAGGGCGCGGTTAGCGCGTCGTCACTGATAGAAAACTTGGCGAACCAGATCGGGATGCAATTTGAGAACAACGGCGTTACGACGCAGTTGTCGAACCCATACTATCCAAGCACGGCGCGCGAGCAACTCTATGCGATCGTCAAGGACTCCGGCTGCGAGTGGAACGCGATGGAGAATAATGTCGTTTCGATCTGGCCGGTAGGATCGTCGCGTGCTGGGGGGGCATCGATTCCGGTCAACGTGAACACCGGCATGGTAGGCTACCCGATGTTCAATCAGAATGGCATTGTGGTGAAATCTCTCTACAATCCTGCGATCAAGCACGGGGTTGAAATCATGGTTACGAGCGACCTAACCGGCGGCGCGACGAGCGGCAACGTCACGGTCGGCGGCAGAACCTCCGGCGCCAACGGGGCGTGGACAGTGCAGAGCATCGACTACTCGCTCGATTCTCTTGTGCCGGGCGGACAATGGTTCATGACCATGTTTGCTTCATTGAAGGGCTTCGTTCCCATAGCTCCAGGGACCGCCCAATGAGCGATACATCAGACGTCGGACAAATAGGCGCTGCGGACACTACGTCCGACATCAACGCGATGTCGTTCCTCATCGCGCAAATGATGGGCCGCATTTCTACGGCTACCCCCGTCAAAGTCATGGCGGTCTACCCGGCGGCGGTCGGTGATCTGACGGCAACGCTCGGCACCGTTGATGTTCTGCCGCTCGTCAATCAGCAGGACGGTGCCGGTAAAATAACAAAGCATCAAACCGTCTACGGTATCTCTTACTCGCGCATCCAGGGCGGCAAAAGCGCGATCATCATGGACCCGAAGGTCGGTGATCGTGGTTGGCTTATTTCCGCTAGCCGCGATATCTCGTCGGTCAAGGCGAACAGGGACCAGGCCAATCCAGGAAGCAGGCGGAGATTTTCGTTATCTGACGGCATGTTCGTCGGAGGTCTGCTCAACGATGCGCCGACGAATTACATCCAAGTCGACGATGTCTTGGGCGTCGTCATCAACACGCCAAAGGACCTGAAGATCACCGTCGCCGGCACCGTGACCGTCACGGCACCGAATACGATAATCAACAGCGCAGTAGTCATCAACGGCTCGATCACAGTAAACTCGGCATAGGCAATGGCAGTCCCGGCAGCAATCCTCGGAACGACTTCTAACCACGGCGGCGTAATGATAACCGCCACCGGGACGCTGTTCACTGCGCCGTCGCCCGAGGGGGTGCTGTGCATTCTCGGCGACTTGCATTCGTGCCCTATCCCCGGCCACGGCATTACGCCGATTGTCAGCGGCACCGCGCTTGACGCCAACACCAACGGAAAGCCGATAGCTATTGAAGGATCAGTTGCCGGGTGCGGGGCGGTGCTCAATGGCAACTTTGCGACGAAGATAACGCTCACATGAACACGATTCTTTTGGACACAGTGGCTTGGGATTTGGTTTTGGATGTTGGCGGCAATATCGCTGTTGCAAGTGAGCCCTATTCTTTAGCTCAAGACGCCGCGAGTGCGATCAAATTATTTCAAGGAGAGTTGTGGTTCGATACCGTGCCAGGCGTGCCATACTGGAGTGTGATTTTGGGCGAGTCGCCGTCCATCTCGTTGATGAAATCGAAGTGGGTGGCGGCGGCATTGACGGTTCCTGACGTGGTGACGGCAGTGTGTTTTATTACATCTATCGTCGACCGAATCGTCGGAGGGCAGGTACAAGTGACAAACGCGGCGGGACAAACGGCAGCGGCTGCATTCGGTGGCCGAATTACCTCGCCGCCATCGTCTAGTAATCCGTCGCTAGATTTCTCGAACCCAAGCAACTCGCAATACC